AGACAAGAAGTTATATCTAGATCTGCAGGTAATAGAACTTTATTACGAAGTGGTAGAGAAGTTGAGCAAAATGCTCCAATGGCTGTGTATAATAGAGAGCAAGAAGAGACAGGTTATATTGGTACAGACGCTGAAGGTTATGGCGTAGGAATGATAGCTGGTCCGGGTTCTGCAGGAGTTGTTGTTGATGAAAATGGAAAAGCACTTAAAGATGGTCCAGATGGTCGTACAGGAAAAACTATATACCAAGACTCTAAAGGACAACAGTATACTAAGAGTACATTTGGTAAACGAGAAACACTAGATGGTAAACCATATAAACCTGCAGAGGGAGCTAAAAGAGGTGATGGTGCAGATAGAGACAATGATGGTGAAGCAGATGAAGCAAAAATTATTTGTACAGCTATGAATGCTTCTTATGGATTTGGTTCTTATCGTCAAGCAATTTGGTTAAACTACTCAAACAAACACTTGACAAAAGCACACGAAGTAGGTTATCATACATTGTTCCTTCCGTTAGTACATTTAGCATATACTAAGAATAACAAATTTATCCGTAAAATATTAGAACATGGTACACGAAGACGTACTGCAGATTTACGTGCAGAGTTAAAGGGTACTAAACGAAACACTTTAGGTCGTATATATCGTTCTATATTTGAGCCACTCTGTTATGGAGTAGGTAAAATTAAAATGGCATTTGGAGAATAACATGGAAGAAGATACACTTCAAGAATATAAATCAACTTTAATGTCACGATATGATGGCTTACAAGATGAAGAGAAAGCCACATTGCGTGGTTTAAATGGTACTGCAGAATCTATGGTTTTAGAAAAATTACTAGGTCCAGAGATGGAAGATGTAGGAATGATGATAGCATCAAGACCTGCACCAACTGCAATGCCTAGAAAACGTGGTTTAGCTACACGATAAACTAGCTTATTTGCTGGCTACTCATCCCCCTACCAACATAGGCTACGGTGGCCCCAGTTAGGAAATAACATGAACGAAACAGTAATGGCTGAAGAGCCAAAAGCAGAAGTTAAAGTTGCATTTGCAACACGTAAATACTCAAATGATGAAAAGCGTAAAGCTGAAGAGGAAGAACTAGAAGCCCTTATAAAAGAAAATAAAGGTGAGGGTGAAGAAGAAAAGGTAGAAGCCGAAGAAGCTGAACCAGATAGTGCAGAAGAAAAAACATTTAAGAAACGATATGGAGACCTACGTAGACATTCTCAAGAAACAAAAACATCCTTAGAAAAACAAATTAATGACCTTCGTAAACAACTTGATAAAAGCACTAAACAAGAAATTAAATTACCAAAGTCAGATGACGATATAGATGCATGGGCAGAGCAATATCCTGATGTAGCAGCAATCGTAGAAACCATTGCAATTAAAAAAGCACGAGAACAGTCTAAAGATTTAGAAGATCGTGTAAAAGAAATAGATGCAATGCGTGAGACTGCTAGTAAAGAAAAAGCAGAAGTAGAGTTAATGAAACTCCACCCTGACTTTGGCGAAATACGAGACAGCGATGACTTTCATAACTGGGCAACAGAACAACCTAAATGGGTTCAAGAAGCTTTATATGAAAATGATGAAGATGCTAGATCTGCAGCAAGGGCAATAGACCTTTACAAGATAGATAAGAACATCACACCTAAAAAGTCATCAACTAATAAAGAAGCTGCACGTTCTGTAAATAGCAAACAGACACGTAATACTCCAGAAACTGACAGGAGTAGTGGTGGCTTTAAGGAATCTCAAGTGTCTAAAATGACGGCACAAGAGTATGAGCGCAACGCAGATGCTATAATGGAAGCTATCCGTTCAGGACGTTTTGATTACGATGTATCTGGAAATGCTCGTTAAAAGAGATTGACAAATAGAAAAAAATAGATATAACTATAGTCATACTCTTTAGTAGCCCCAGTTTAACTGGTTACCTACTACACTAACTAAATCGCAAAACAAGAAAAGACTTTAAGATTACCTGATAAACATGGCCTATCAAATACATCGTAGCGCAACCTTGTAAGAGATACACCCTACGTAAATCAGCCCCGTGAGTACATTTGATTGATTTGCATCTGTGAAATATGCTATAAATAGGAGATTATAAAATGGCATTTAGTTCCGCAGCAGGTTATGGAAACCTGCCTAACGGTAATTTTAGTCCAGTAATCTACAGCAAACAGGTGCAACTTGCTTTCCGCAAGTCATCTGTTGTAGAAGCAGTCACCAATAACGATTACTTTGGTGAAATTGCTAACATGGGCGATACCGTTAAAATAATAAAAGAACCAGAAATCACAGTTAAGGCCTACACACGTGGTACAACAATTCTACCACAAGATCTTGACGATGAAGATTTCTCGTTGACAATAGATAAATCTAATTACTATGCTTTTAAGATTGATGATATTGAAGACGCACATAGCCACGTAAACTTTATGAGCCTTGCTTCTGATAGAGCAGCTTATAGATTGGCTGACCAGTTTGACCAAGACGTACTTGGTTACCTATCAGGTTACAAACAATCATCCATTCACGGATCACCAGACACAGTTAACGCAACTGTAAATGGTTCTGTGGCAGTTTCAACTGCAGGAACAGATGAACTTCTTTCCAGCATGAAACTAACTAAAGGTGATTTTGGTAACATCACTACCAGTTCAGCAGGAAATCACTCAATTCCTCTGACTCCACGTATGCCGGGTGCAACATCCTTGCCAACAGCTACAGCGTCACCAATCATGGTGATATCTCGTATGGCTAGACTACTTGATCAACAGCAAGTTGACACCAATGGTCGTTGGCTAGTTGTAGATCCTGTGTTTATGGAAATGCTTCGTGACGAAGACTCACGCTTACATAACGCAGACTTTGGAGAATCAGGAAGTATACGAAACGGCCTAGTTATTAATAACTTGGGTGGTTTCAGAGTGTATAGTTCAAGCAATTTACCATCAGTAGGAACAGGTCCGGGAACTTCAGGTTCTGCAAACCAACTTACTAACTATGGTGTAATTGTAGCTGGACACGATTCTGCTGTTGCTACTGCAGAGCAGATCAATAAGACTGAGACATATCGTGACCCTGACAGTTTCTCTGACATTGTTCGTGGTATGCATTTGTATGGCAGAAAGATCCTTCGTCCAGAAGCTCTTGTTAATGCCGTATATAACGCAGCTTAGAGGGAGATTAAAAAATGGCTACTATAACATCACTTTTACTTCCTGCAACAGGTAACTCCAACAGAGGACGTATGCCTTATCAAGTTGAATTAATAATTGACTTGACTGCACAAGCTATTGATTGTTCGTCAGCAGATGTAGTACAATGTATTACACTACCAGCGAATACTCATATACTTCACGCAGGTGTTCAAGTTGTAGAATCTGCAACAATGAACACAGGTACAAATGCAACTATAACATTGGGTGCAGCAGACGTTGACGAATATGTTACAGCATTTGACATTGATGGTGCATCAGACTTGGCATATGCTCCAAGCGTTACACCTTCAGCAGAAGTTGTTCTGTCTTCAGCAGACACACTAGACCTGACTTTTGCAGGTGACGGTGCTACCTTCTCAGCAGGTAAACTTAGAGTTTACGCTCTATTGATGGACGTTTCTGAACAAGGAAGTACATCAGCTAATGAAGTTGATAGAGACACATTAGCATAAATATACTAACTGGGGGCTGGGTCTAACTTGGCCCCCTAACAAGATTTTTATGAAAGATTGTATCTATGGCAGAATCCTATTTAACCTTAACTAATAAAGTACTTGCACGATTAAACGAAGTTGAATTAACAAGTTCAACCTTTTCTTCGTCTAGAGGTATTCAAACTCAAGCTAAAACAGCTATTAATGAATCTGTTAGATACATAAACCAAAGAGAATTTAATTATCCATTTAATCATGCAACAGACTCAGAAACACTTGTTGCAGGTACATTTAAATATAGTTTACCAACAACAGCTAAGTTAGCTGACTATGATACATTTCGTATCGTCAAAGATTCTGACTTAGGTACAAGTGGCGGTAAATTAAATAGTATGAACTACAAAGAGTATATTGAGAATCATGTTACTCACGAAGATGAAATTGTAACCACAACATTAAATGGATCACACTCTAGTTCTGTAACTACACTAACACTTACATCTACCACAGACTTTGATTCTGCAGGTAGTGCTTATATAGGTAGTGAGATTATATCTTATACAGGTGTAAGTGGAAATGACTTAACAGGTGTTACACGTGGAACACAATCTACTACTGCGGCTACACATGCTAGCGGTGTACAGGTAGCACAGTTTGACAATGGTAGTGCGCCAACACATGTAGTAAGAACACTAGATAACAATTATATATTGTATCCTTGCCCAGAAAAAGCATACACTATAAAGTATGATTACTTTACATTTCCTACTGATATGGATGCACATGGAGATACAACTACTATACCTGATAGATTTGCAGCCGTTATTGTAGATGGTGCAACTGCATTTATATATCAGTATCGTGGTGAAACACAGCAATATGCAATTAACTTTACTAGATTTGAGCAAGGCATAAAAAATATGCAAACTCTTCTAATAAATAAATATGACTATTTAAGGTCTACTTATATAACTAGAAATCATATAGGAAGTCCTACTTCAACTTTTAGGTCTATTTAAATATGCCTGATCAATCACAAGTCCAACCGTTTTCGTTTAACTGTGAAGGCGGTTTAGTTTTAAACAAGTCTACATTTATTATGGAACCCGGACAGGCACTAGAGTTAACTAACTTTGAGCCAGATGTTGAGGGTGGCTACAGACGAATTAATGGATACAAACCTTATATAATACAACAAGTTCCTGAAACAGCACTTAGTAGTGAGCCAATGTTAATGACAGCATTATTTCACGACTACATAGTTGCTGCTAGAGGAGAAAAGATATTTAGTTCTGCTAGTACAACACTGTCACAAAAAATAACTTCTAGTGCTACAATGTCAGGGTCAGGAACTATCAATGCAAAAAGCACTACATCTTTTAGTTCTAGTGGTACTTTGTATATAGACTCAGAAATATTTACATATACAGGAGTAACAGCTACAACTTTTACTGGGGTAACAAGAGCTACAAGTAGCACTACAGCAGCAGTCCACGAAGCTAATGTTGTTATATCTGAAAGTTGGACAGAAAGAGATACAGGTAGAACAAGTGCTGCAAAGTATAAGTTTGAAAGATTTAACTTTGATGGCAACGATAAATTTATTGTAGTAGATCAGGCAAATGCACCAACTATATTTAACACATCCCTATCTGCAACAGATGTATCATCTGCAGGTGGTGGAGAAGTAACTACAGCAGTTACAGGTGCTAAACACGT